TTGAGAAAATTATCAATGCAACATCAGGTGAATGAGGACTTTGAAAAGCCTATCTTCAATGGAATTGATTTGGATGTAAAATAAAAAGCAATGACACCATTTCGGTGACATCAACGATATGCTACAAAAGACCACCGCACAAAATAAGATAGCCCAACTCAAAAAAAGGGTTCGCATTGTCAGAGGTGGTACATCCAGTTCCAAGACGTTCAGCATTATTCCGATGCTTATTACCTATGCGGTGCAGAAAGATAACACCGAGATAAGTATCGTATCGGAATCCATCCCACATTTGAGGCGTGGTGCTATCCGTGATTTTCTTAAAATTATGCAAATGGTGGGGATGTACGACCCCAACAAATGGAATAAATCATCTTTGACCTATACTTTTTCCAACAATAGTTTTATTGAGTTTTTCTCCGCTGACCAACCTGATAAATTAAGGGGTGCGAGGCGTGACGTGTTATTCATCAACGAGTGTAATAACGTAGATTGGGAGAGTTACTACCAACTTGCGATTCGTACCCGAAAGTTTATATACCTTGATTACAACCCAGTAAGTGAATTTTGGGTAGATACGGAACTTGTACACGATGCGGATTCCGAAATGATAGTCCTTACCTACAAAGATAATGAGGCGTTGGATTCATCAATCGTTGCCGAGATAGAAAAAGCAAAGGAAAAAGCCGAAACAAGCGAGTATTGGCGTAATTGGTGGGCGGTTTACGGACTTGGTCAAATCGGAAATCTTGAAGGGGTTATATTCTCAAACTACCAACTTATTGACACCATCCCAAGCGATGCAAGGTTATTGGGTTGCGGTGTTGACTTTGGATATTCTGTTGATCCGACTGCCATCGTTGAGGTGTACCAATACAACGACCAAAGGATAATTAAAGAAATTTGTTATCGTACCGGGATGCTCAATTCCGACATTGCCAAAGTGCTTCCAAAGGGAATTCCCGTCTATGCCGATTCGGCTGAACCTAAATCAATAGAAGAAATACGCAGATTTGGAATCAGCATCAAAGGAGTAACCAAAGGTAAAGATTCAATCAATTACGGCATACAGGTGATGCAAGGTCAAAACTATATGATAACCAAAGATTCAACCAACCTCATAAAAGAATTGCGTGGGTACTGCTGGGATAAAGGCAAGGATGGGAAAACCTTACCGATTCCCGTAGGTGATGACCACATCATTGATGCTTGGCGTTACTTTGAGATGGAATCACTTGGGCTGAAAAAGAATTTTGGAAGTTATGATGTTAGGTAATTATTTTTTATATTTGAAAAATGAATATAAATTGTATGAAAAATAAATACTGCGTTGGTTTTAATTTTAAACCTGAAATTTACACGAATCAAAAGCAACCTATTTTTATAGGTACATTTGAAGAAGTACAAGAATGGATTAGTAATTTTTTCAAATCGCTATACAAATGAATATAATAAATTTCAGCGGTGGCAGAACATCGGCATATATGACCAAAAGGCTAATCGATGAAGGTGGTGAATACTTGATTACGTTTCAGAACACGGGAAAGGAAATGCCGCAAACATTGGATTTCATTAATGAATGTGATAAACGCTGGAATTTGAATATTGTTTGGCTTGAATACCGATATGGTAACAATTTTGAGGTTGTAAATTATGAAACCGCTTCAAGGGATAGCAGACCATTTGAGGAATTAATTGCACATAAAAAGCACTTTTTACCGAACAACAGAACAAGATTTTGCACCGATGCTCTAAAAATTCAAACGGGTAGAAGATATTTACAAAGCATTGGATTAAAAGAATGGACAATATTTAATGGAATTAGATATGATGAGCCAAGAAGATGGCAGAAAATGAAAAATCTACCAAGTTACCAAGAATTAGAAATGCCTTTGGTAAAATGGAAAATAACAAAGAAAGATGTTTTGCAATGGTGGAAAGAACAAGACTTTGATTTAATGTTGAATGAGCCTTACGGCAATTGTGATTGCTGTTTTTTAAAGGGTAAAGGCAAACTTGCAATAATAGCAAAAGAAAAGCCTGAACTTTTTGATTGGTGGATAGAGCAAGAAAATAAAAATGCATTAAATAATAATGGTAGTACAAGAGGTTCATTTAAACCTGAAATTACCTATGCGCAAATTAGAGAAAAATCTCAAAGCCAATTAGGCTTGTGGGATGATGATCCATCCTTTGAGTGTTTTTGTAATGTCGATTAAAATCAAACACGATAAATTATAATCGTTAATTAGATATGAGATTAAAAGGATATAAAATTGAATTTAGTGCGTTGGATGAAATCAAGGCATTGGAATCAGAACCTAATAAGTTTATGGATAAAGCCATTTCATTGAAGAGAGAGGCAAAACAAAACTTTGTTGAGGCACAAAAGAAATACCAAGATATTGTTGCATTGTGTGATAAATATATCCCAATGGCTGAAACTTTGGGTGATGCCAATGTTGTTAAAATTATTAAGAACAAACGCAAAATGGCAAACGATATGGCAAAAGCCTTAAATATCGACATTAAAGCATTGTAAAGCATATTTTTACTTAATTTTGAAGGGGCATCAAGCCCCTTTTTTTGTTTTAAAACATACACAAAATCAATCGTTAATTATATGATGGAAATAACCATACCAACCAAATTGAGTGAAATCCCCTTGTATCAGATGCAAGAATATGAATCCTTAAAAATGGATGCGGAGGAAAGGGCATTGAATGCGGTTGCAATCTTTTGTAACATCTCTTTATCAGAGGTGAGTAAGTTACCATTAAAGATTTTAAATCACGCCTTGGATTTAATTACCAAGTGTTTGGATGAAAAACCAAGGTTTCAACACAGGTTCACTTATGAGGGTGTGGAATATGGATTTATTCCTAATCTTGATGAAATCAGTACGGGTGAATTTGTTGACCTTGATTCCTATCAGAAAGAAGGAATGTCACTTTGGAAAATGATGTCGGTGCTATATCGCCCCATCGTTACACAAGGGCAAAACAACCGATACTTAATTGAGCCTTATCAGGGCAAGTTAAACGAGACTTTTAAGCAAATGCCAAGCGACATTGCATTCGGATCGCTGGTTTTTTTTTGGAGTTTAGGAAACGATTTAATGAGTTATATCCTGAAATTTTCGGAGACGCAGAGGGAAAAACTGATGAACACCAGTTCAACAAAAAATGGGGGTGGATGGGATTCATACATCTCCTCACTGACGGAGATGTCACAAAATTTGACGCAGTTAGCAAACTCCCCATGCACACCAATACGATGTGGGCGGCTTACAAGAGCGACTTGGCAACTTTGGAAAGACAAATTATTAATAAAGCAAAACGATGAATAATAACATAGGCACGGCATTCGCCATTGTTCAAGAAATATCAGAGGAATTAGGGTGGAACTATTCCCACGGAAATTTGACCGAGATGGGATTCAAAGCGGTTACGGTTTACCCGTTAACCCACTTGACCATTCAAACCGTTCAATTAAACGATTATGTGTCAACCATTCAGATGAATGTGATTATTGCGGACATTGTCAATTTTTTGAAGGGCGAGAATGAACAAGAATCATTGATTACTTTGTATTCCGAGCAAGGCTACACCGAAAATCAAAACTATGCTCATATTTTACAGGACCTTTATGTGAAGTTCAGTTTGAAATTAAGGGAAAAAGAAATGCAGTACAATCAATCAATTATGATTCAGAAACCTATTGCATTCGTGCCATTCATTGAGGCTGACAAAGATGTGTTGGCTGGGTATAACATCACTATCAATATGGACGTTCAAAGTCCTTGGGTAACGGACTGCTACAATGAAGTATAAATTAACCGAGGCGGTTGTTGAAAGGGCATCAGACTTTTTTGCATCCCAAGCCAAACTTGAATTACAAGCCAAACGCCCACGGATGGCTATTCGTGCAACTTGGAAAAAGGTTGGTGATGGATGGCAGCCCGTAAGCGTGAGAAAAACTACTATCCGTTCAAACTATGTTGCATCAGGCAACTTGGTGCGTTCACTCCGTGGATGGTCACAAGGTTTAGAATTTGGTGTTGAAATGGATTGGTACGGTCAAGCGATTATCAACGGAAGGCAGCCCGAAGGGAAGTACAAAGGCGGCAAAGGTATTCCAACGGATAAAATTAAAAATTGGGCAAAGATGAAAAACATCAAGCCCCGAAATATAAAGACTGGTCAGTTTATCAAGAACTCCGAGGAAAACCGAAGGGCTATGTTATTCATGATGAACAGAAAAATTAAGCACTTTGGTATCGAGCCATTTGATTTCATTAAGATGCCCCGAAGGGCAACACTTGCAAAGTATAGAGATGAGATTGCAGCAGCAGTAAAAAAAGACATACAAAACAATTTAAGAAATGAACTTTAACGAACAACCAAGCGGAAGAGTTGGGGCATTGTCCTCAATGATATATCAGGCATATGATAGCCTTTATGCAAGTGCTGGATTCTACTATGAATTTAAAGTGTTTGCGTGGAGTGGTACAACCACCATCCCAACGACACCAAATGCAACTATTCAGAAATTTCCCGACCAATTCGGTAGCGGAAGGGCTTGGATTGATGTACATAAGATTGTACAACAACAACTGACAAGTGATTTCTTTACCGATGGTACTTATAAACCAAACATCGGTGGGGGTGCTTGTTATGTTGCGGTAAAAGTACAAGGGAAATACACCGCTGGTTCAACCTCGGTGGTGACATCCAACACGGTGTTGGCTACAATGGGCTATGTATATACCTCGGAAGGTTTTAACGCCTCGTTAACAGGTCCTGTATTTACCGATAAGGAAACATTTTATATTACACAAGGTGCTGAATCGTATTACATTTGGTACGATGCCGATGTTATTACTGGTATCACCATTGGGGGAACTACCATTACCCCGAACACGGTTAGCACATCTTTAACCAAAATTCAAGGGGTTGACTTGATTCAGTTGTTATCGGCTGCGGCAGTTAGCGGAAACACCAACGTGACTTTTACAACGGCTTCAACATCGTATGTATTTCCTATTGTGAGAAATTGTTTGAACCGATACGGGAATGTAACTGCACATTTTTTAAATAAGTGGGGTGTGTACGATTCGTATTGCTTTAATGCGGTGAGCAAAAAGACGCAAAATGTATCATCTGAAATTTACGAAAAGCCTATTTACCGCCAAACGGACTTATCACAGGCGTGGGATTATGGTGTTCAAGTGATGACACCTTTTAACGTGAACGCAAAAACCCAGTTAACAATCAACACGAATTGGATTCCTGAAAACGATAACCAAGTAATTCAACAAATGTTTTTGAGTAGTTCAATAATAGTTGATGATTTTTCAGCAAGGGTAACTGATTCGGCATTCGCAGAAAAGAAACGTGTAAACGACAAGTTAATTGACTACACAATTCAACTTGAATTTAACCAGCCTTTAATAAATAAGATAGTACGATGAGATTTTCACTTGTTATTGAAAACGTGGCGGTGGATTTGTTCAACGATGAATCTATCCAACTTGTACGACAAATTAAAGACTATCAAGATTTATCAAATAGCAAAACCGACTTTACTCAACAATTTGTAATCCCATCCACAAGTATCAACGATCCGATTTTCCAAAACTACTTTGATGAGAATGCGGTGTTTAGTGGTTGGAATGCCTTTATAAAATTAGATGCTCAAATATTTATTCATTCGCTTCCTGTGTTTACGGGTTGCGTTGAGTTAACGGGTGTTGAGTTCAAAAACGGATTACCAAGACAATATAACCTTGTTTTTTACGGACAAGGGAAAAATGCAATGTCGCAATGGGGCGAAAAAACCCTACAAGAAATAGATTGGAGTGATTACAATCACGTTGTCAGTTATGCCAATGTGATTTCATCTTGGGGCGGTGGCTTGGTTGGTGGTTCAATATTATATCCAATTGTTGATTGGTATAAGGGAATGCAGTATTGCCGTACCCCAACGGTGCAAAACAATATGTATGGGGGTGGTACTGCTCTAAATGGTGGGTTTTTGGTCAACGATTTACGCCCAGCAGTATTGTTAAAGGATATGATAAGCACTTGTTTTGATTCTATTGGTTACACCTTGTCGGGTTCGTTATTGGATAGGGATGAGTTTGATGATTTGTATGTCGCCCCAATGGGGACATCAGGACCGATTCAGAATAGTTCAAACCAAAATGCAAAATTCAAGGTTACATCAGGAAGCCAAACAATTACAACTCCTGCCTTTGGATATCAATTTTTAACATTTACAACGGTTGTAAGTAATCCAAGTGGGGCTTGGAATAGTATAAATAATTGGTATTTGACATATTTACAAGGTGATTACACCTTTAGATTTTCTTGCGATGTAACTGCTAATGGTGGATCGGTTGCATTTGTTTTTGCGGGGGCAAATAATCCTTTTAGTTATAATAACTCAATTACGGGTACTGGTCCTTATTCAGTAGAATACACCGTTAGTTTCAATACAAATGTAAAAGCACAAATTGCAATAGTTGCTGCAAGTGGGTGTACAATTAATAATTTAGTTTTTGAATTAATTAAAGTTCCATTTGGAATTGAAGGTACAACCCTCAACATTGTTGACACGATGCCACAAATGAAGGTTAGTGACTTTATGAACGGAATTTTGAAAACCTTTAATGGGGTTTTAATTCCAGTTAACCAAACCGAATTTGAGTTACACAACATTGATGATTATTACGCCCTCGGTAGTACAAAAGATTGGACAAAATACATTGATGTGGAAAACATACGACACGAAAAAATGTCGATACCACGCCAAATAGAAATGAAACACAAGGAAGGTGAAGACCAAGGCTCTTTGAATTTTGTATCTAATTTCAATCGTTTGTTTGGTGAGATAAAGGCTTCGCCTGATGTTGACTTTGCCAACGATGAGTTAATGATTGAAACCCCATTCAATGTACTTGTACCATCAATCATAAAAGAGGTCAATGACAAGGGGCAATATGTAGGCAATACTAATTTGCAAATTCCCGTGATGCTTGACAACGACAATAAGCAAGTCAAACACGACTTACTTTTGTTTTACTATGTCGGTCAAACCAACACGACTTACACCTATGACCTGAACCAAACAACACAATTTGCTTACCCTTTAATTTCAAGTTACTCCGAATTCCCAACGACTGAAAATTCATATAGTTTGGCGTTCGGTTTAGAAACTACCATCCAAGGGGATATGGCAACCAAAACGATGTTCACCCAGTATTGGCAAAAGTATTTATCACGCCTATTCTCATCAAGAAGCCGTGTGGTTTATTTCTCTGCTATCTTACCCGTTGGGGAGTGGTTAAATTTGCAAATGAATGACACGATTGCCGTGAGTGGTAATTACTACAAAATTCAGCAAATAGAATACGATATGCTGAATGAACGTGCATCGCTTCAATTAATCAGTTATCCTGATGTTGACATTTTACGAATCGCCTCTGATGGAATTACACCAAGTTGGGAAAATGCCACAAGCAACCCAGCAGGTACAACCCTTTTGAATGGTGATATAGTTGGAAGGGCAATTACCAACGCCATCCCCTTGGTGGGTGGTGGCTTGTCAACTGGTACACTTGGAAAAGTTGAGTATTTAGATTCCAATACAAATTGGCATCAAGGTAGTTTGAATGAGTTGGTAAAAAGAAAACGAATCAAAACGGGGCAAGGACTTGACCAAACGGTTACAATTCCAACAAATGAAACTTATGTTGTTGTGCCATTGACAACCGAGTATCAAACTGGTGACACCCAAGACTTGGTATTTTCAACGGCTACCGATTCAATAACGCCCTTGTATGGCGGTCAATTTAAAATCACTGCCGAGTTATCTTATGAACACGGACAAAGCCACGATTTGACATTCGCAATAATGGTTGGCGGTAAGCCTACTTTTTCAATTGCGGTATTAACCTCCAATAAAGGAAATGCAACTTTGAACGGGTACTTTGACATTCCTTTGTCAGCACCTATACAAATGGCACTAAAAAAATCAAGTGGAAGTAGTCACGCCATAGATATAGGGGTGGCAACGCTAATGGTTGAGCATATATGATAACACAAATAATTAAATTAGTCCAAACTAACGAGTTTTATGGCGTTAGTTCAAATGTAGAGATAGCCAAAGGGGCGTACCAATACGCCACAACTTGGAAGCAAACATTTAAAAAAGTAAAAAGATGGCAGAAAAAATAGTCATACCAATAGAGGTACAAGGCTCAAAGGCAGTTAAAGACATTAGCAAAGTCAATGATGCCCTTGATAATACGGGCAAGGCTGCCGAAGGTAGTAAAAAAGGCTTCGGAAGTTTAGCGGGGCTTTTAAAAGGCGGTCTTGGTATTGGGGCGGTAATGTCATTACTTGATAGCCTTGGCGGTGCATTGATGGAAAACCAAAAAGTTCAGGATTTAATGAACAAGGCTATGGTGGTTTTTCAGGGCGTTGTCAATGGAGTTATTGAAGTTCTTGAACCATTGTTTGGATGGTTGGAAAAAGTATTCAAGGATCCAGTTAAATCAATCAAGGAATTTGGCGAATTGGTTAAGCAAAATTTGATTAATCGTTTTAACGGATTATTGGAATTGATACCGCAATTAGGTAAAGCACTTTCATTATTATTTAAGGGTGAGTTTACCGAGGCTGGTAAAGTAGCGGTTAACGCCTTTGGAAAAGTTGCACTTGGTGTTGAAGATACCGTTGGGTTAGTTGAAAAAGGTGTAAAGGTGGTAAGTGATGCGGTTGTAAAAATAGGCAAAGCCACAAAGAAAGCATTTGACAACAAAGATGCCCTTGCGGCTGCCGAAAATAACCTTGCGAGATTATCAATTTTGTTTCAGGGTATCGTTGAGAAATATGATTTGATGGCTGAAAAGCAAAGGCAGTTGAGGGATGATGAAACCAAAACCATTGAAGAACGTATAAAAGCGAATGAGGAATTATCAAAGGTATTAGATGAAGGGCAGAAAAAAGAACGTGAAAACATTGAAGCCCGTATTGGCATCATCCAAATGCAAAATAATCTTTTGGGTAAAACCAAAGAACGGACAAACGAAATATTATCACTTCAACAAGAATTAACGGGAATTGACGCTAAATACGCTGGTCTTAAATCCGAGCAATTAACAAATATCAATTCACTTGAAAAAGAAAAAATCGAGTTAAAACGTGCCGAGGTTGAAGGCACACTTGAAGCGAATAAGATTATTGCAGATAGCGAAGCGGAATTGGCTGCCGAGGGAATGGATCAGTTTGAGAAAAAGATGGCTGCCATCCAACAGGAATACGAAGCCCGTAGAAAGTTGCTTGATGATGAGGTAAGCCAGTTGAAGGAAGGCACACAAGCCTATGTTGATGCAACCAATGAAAAGAAAGTTTTGGATGCTCAATATACGGCAGACACAAAAGCCCTTGCAAAAGAACGTGCGGACTATGAAACCGAACAGGCGAAATTAGTTGCTGAAAACCAAATGAGTGCCGTGATGGGTGCTTTAAGTGGTGTTCAATCATTGGTAGGTGAAAATTCAAAATTTGGTAAAGCCCTTGCAGTATCTATGGCAATAATTGACACTTATTCAGGTGCAACAAAAGCACTTGCCCAAGGTGGTACATTTGGCTTTATTGGTGCTGCTGGTGTTATCGCATCGGGTTTGGCGAATGTCAGAGCCATTATGCAACAAGAATTGCCAGGCGTTGAAGGTGATAGTTCGGGCGGTGGAGTTTCAATGACTGCACCCACAGGACCAAATGTGGGTATAATTAGCGGTCAGATAAATTCATCGGCTCAATTACTTGGTAGTTTGAATAATTCATTAAGCACCCCACCAAGGGCATACGTTGTCGGTCAAGATGTAAATAGTCAGCAAAGCCTTGATAGGCATATACGCCAAAATGCAACACTCTAAATCATTATCGTTAATTAAGAAATGAAAATCGTTGAATTGATTTTGGATGAAGATAGTAAGGTAAGCGGTATTGATGCAATCAGTATCGTTGAAAGCCCCGCCATCGAATCCAATTTTATAGCACTAAACAACCATCAAGTTAAATTCGCCACCGTTGATACGGATAAGCGGATTTTGATGGGACCAGCATTAATTCCAAATAAACCAATTTACCGAAACCAAGATGGTGAGGAGTTTTATGTTTATTTTTCAAAGGCTACCATTGAGAAAGCAATGCAGTTGTACTTAAAAAAGGGCAACCAACACAACGCCACTTTGGAACACGATGGTAAAATTAATGGTTTAACCTTGGTTGAATCTTGGATAAAGGTAGATGCTGAAAAAGATAAGAGTGCAGCCTATGGGATGAATGATCCAGTAGGTACTTGGTACGTTTCAATGAAAGTTGATAACGAAGAAATATGGCAAGAATATGTGAAGAGTGGTAAAGTAAAGGGATTTTCCATTGAAGGTTTCTTTGCCGATAAGTCAACCACTATGAGCAAAGAGGAAGTGATGTTAACAGAACTAAAAAAATTATTAAAACAATATGCAAAAGAAAGTAATTAAAGTAGAATTTGCGTTATTAGATGAAGCATCTAAAATTACTCAAAACGCAATTACTGCACAAAAAGAATTAATTCAATTTGTTGAACAATTTCAAAAATTGAGTTTTATGGTTGATAAAGCAGAAGCCAAAGTAAAGGAAAGTATGAATATTTATGACAATGGTAAATCTATTGGAACAAAAATTGCAAGTCAAATGGAGAATATTGGATTAGATCCAAGAAGTAGTGCTGAATATAATAAATTATGGGATGTACTTAATATTCTACAATACCAAGTGAAAAATGTTGAATATTATACAAAGAAATTCTAAAAACCCAACACCATTTAAACCAATCGTTAATTAATTATATGAGCAACGCAAAAGACATCCTTAACCGTGTATACGATATCGTAATGGGTAAGGAATCAACCGAGGAAACAAAGGTTGAATTAGCACAGGTAAAAACAATGGATGGTGAAGCCATCTTTGATGCAGAGGCGTTTGAGATAGGTAATGCAGTTTTCATCGTAACCGAAGAGGGTAACATCCCCGTTCCTATGGGCGAATATATGCTTGAAGATGGAATGAAAATTGAAGTTGATGAGCAAGGCGTTATCGTTGAAGTTTCAATCGAAGGCGAAGAAAAAGAAGAGGAAATCGTTGAAGAAGTTATCGAAGCGAAGGATGAAATCGAAAAAGAGGAAACTGGTATGATGGAATCAATGCCTAAAAAGGTTGTGAAGTCAAAAACCGAAATGGAAGAATCTTATTTCTCTAAAATCGAAACTCGTTTATCTGCTATCGAGAAAGCCAACGAAGATTTGAAAGCCGTTAACGTGCAGTTATCTGCCGAGAACGAAGAGTTGAAAAAGCAACTTGCTGAAAGCCCAGCAGAACACACAAAGTTCAACCCCGAAGCCACTACACAAACCAACGTTCAATTTAAACTTGGTTCAAGAAGAGGCGAAACAATCCAAGATAGAGTATTTAACCAATTATTTTAAAAACCAAAAATCATGTCAAATAGAAAAATTCATTTAAGCGGACCTACTATCAGTCCAAACACCTACGCTGGTCAGTTTGCTGGTAAATATATTGCCGCATCACTTTTGTCAGGTGATACCCTTGCAAAAGATTTAATCACTCTTCATCCTAACGTAGCGTTCAAGCAAGTTATTCGTAACTGGCAGAACACCGTTGCCGTTGCTGACGCAACTTGCGACTTTACTGATTCTTCTTCAGTAACTTTGGGTGAATACGTTTTGACCACAACTGAAAAACAAGTTAACTTGCAATTGTGCAAAAATAACTTGCGTACAACTTGGGAAGCGGCTGAAGCGGGTTACTCTGCATTTGAAAAATTACCAGCATCGTTTGAAGAGTTCTTGTTGGCACAAGTTGCTGCCGAGGTTGCTCAATCAATCGAATTGGGTATTTGGAAATCATCTTTGTTCTATGATTCAGCGGTAACTGCTGGTCAAGACGGTATGTTCGGTTACTTGGCTGATAACTCTGCAATCGCAGTAACAGGTTCAGGTGCAACAACTGGTTCAAACGTAGTTGCTCGTTTACAAGCGATGTTGGATGCTTCTCCAGCTGCTTTGTACGGTAAAGAAGGATTCCAATACTATGTTGGTCCAACTACAATGAAGGCTTACCAAGCGGCTCTTTCTGCTGGTAACTATAACTTCCAATTCTACGTTGGTGAGAAGCCTATGAACTTCCAAGGTATTCCTGTAAACCTTTGCCCAGGTCTTAACGATTCTGATTGTGTACTTGGTCTTAAATCTGACTTACACTTTGGTACTGGTTTGTTGAGCGATACTAACGAAGTTAAGGTTATCGATATGAGCGACATTGATGGAAGCCAAAACGTGCGTGTAATCATGCGTTTCACTGGTGGTATCATCGCAACTAACCCAACTCAACAAGTAATTCTTAATATTTCCTAATTAATAATCTGATTTGTAGTTCATCAAAGGGGGAGGGGTGATTCCCTCCCTTTTTATTTAAAAATCAAAATAAAATGGCTTGTAATACATTAGCAAATAGAAGTGAACCCTGCAAAGAATTTGTCGGTGGTTTGCGTGGCGTATTTTTAGTTCCTTACGTTTTTTCAAACGTAGTTAGTAAAGATGCGAGTGGTTTAGTAACCTCAATCAATAACGGTGCGTCTCCAACGCCTGTTAAATCAACTGCATATTTTTGGGAATTAAAAGGTTTATCAACCTTGGAAGTAAGTGGTGCTGCGTCACGTGACAATGGCACAACTGCTTACACCCAAACTTTAACACTATCTTTGAAGCCAAGCGGAAGCACTCCGAACGCTGCTGATAGTGATGCGGAAATCTTCGACACCTTGACAAAAGGTCGTTGGAGAGTAATCGTTTGGGATAGAAATGATGTATTCACACTTTTGGGAGAAACCGAAGGTATGGATGCAACAACTGACGTTGAATCGTGGGGGACACAAATGGGTGATGCTCGTTTGAACACCATTACCCTTGTGGGAATGGAACCAACCCCAAAAGCAATCGTGGATGCTGAATCATATTCAGATATGTCATCGGTGGTAACATTGGCTTCTTAGTTTTCCATATTTCTTGTTTAGGTTTCAAGGGAAGGGGCATCACGCCCCTTTTCTTTTATAACAAGATTTTGATTTTACGTTAATTATAAAATGGTTATCAATAATACCACATCATCTATTTCATTTTTCCCCTTTGTATCGTTTGACGATGTCAGTCAAGGGGGCGGTGGGAATGATTCATTTTTATTGCTGCAAAGTGGTGATTTTCTTTTACAGGAAAATGGATCAAAAATCGTAATTGCCTACGCTGGGGGCACGGTAGATGTTGAGGTGTGGCACAAAAATACAAAAACAATGGTTGAAGCGGAATCATCAGTTACAATAGTAGGCAGCAAGGTGACGGTTACTTTGCCGTCATTGTCAAACATTACTGCGGTGGCACAGGACCTCGATACTATTTTGATACGAATTAAATACGAAGGTAAACTGATGTGGGAATATGTGGCTACTTGGTCAACCGAATCAACAAACATTAATAACACCTTTAAAACTTGGGACACAACTGCGGATGAAAGCCCTGAATGGATAACGATATGAGTAACTTGAAATTTATACAATTAGAAACCTATACAAGCCCAACCATCGTTGAGCAGAAAAATAAAGAGTGGGTTGAATACGGTCAAGATAATAATTATTATCAATACCTTATTGACCTTTACTATGGCTCAGCAACCAATAACGCTTGTATAAAGGGTATATCTGACTTAATTTATGGGGATGGTTTAGAGGTGGTTCGTGCCGATAGGCATTTATCGGGTTACCTTGACTTAAAAAAACTATTCCACGAAGATTGTTTGCGAAATGCCGCAATGGATTTGAAGATGTTAGGGCAATGTGCTATTCACTTGGTGAAGTCCAAGGATAGAAAAAAGTACGTTAAGGCTGAACATTGGGCAATACAAACTTTACGCCCCGAAAAATGCAACGATAAGGGAGAAATTGAAGGTTATTATTTCGCACCCGATTGGAGTAAATTGAAGAGAGGTCAAAAACCTCACCGATTTGCGTCTTTTGGATTTGATGAAAATGCAACCGAGTGCGTATTGGTGATTAAACCTTACTCAACTGGTAACTATTATTTCAGCCCAGTAGATTATCAAGGGGGTACACAATGGGCAGAACTTGAAACCGAGATTTCAAACTATCATATCAATAACATCAAAAATGGTATGGCACCGTCAATGTTGATCAACTTCAACAATGGACAACCACCAGCGGAAGTGAAGGATATGATTGAAGCCCAAATAATCAATAAGTTCACAGGCTCATCAAATACGGGTAAATTCATCCTATCTTTTAACGATAACGCAGAAAGCAAAGCGGATATAACACCTGTTCAGTTATCTGACGCACACAACCAATATCAGTTTCTTTCTACCGAAAGTATGCAAAAGGTAATGATGTCGCACCGTGTGACCTCACCAATGCTTTTAGGTATCAAAGATTCAACTGGTTTTGGAAACAATGCCGATGAATTGAAAACCGCATCTATTTTATTTGATAATACGGTTATTCGCCCATTCCAAAGATTACTTTTAGATGGGGTTAGAAAGATAATGAATGCCAATGGTTACAACTTGGATATTTATTTCAAGACATTGCAGCCTTTGGAATTTACTGATTTGAGTGGTAAGGTAGTAAACGAAGAAACCAAAGAAAAAGAATTTGGGTTCAGCAAAGTTGAACTTGTTAAACCTAACCCAAGTGAGAGCAAAAATGATTTTTTAGCACGTTGCATCCCTGTTGTCGTTAAAGAGGGCAAGGATGCGGATCAAGCGGCTGCAATTTGTTATTCATATTTTGAGGGTGAGAAGGTAGAACTTGAAGAATCATTTACCGATTACCCCGAAGGGGCATCCAACAATGCCAAAAGGGCGTTAAAATGGGTGATGCAACACGGTTGGGGTGACTGCGGTACAAACGTAGGTAAAGCAAGGGCGCACCAATTAGCCAATAAAGAACCCATCTCAATTGAGACCGTTAAAAGAATGGCTGCATTTCGTAGGCATCAACAAAATAAAGATGTGCCATATTCCGAGGGATGTGGTGGATTGATGTGGGATGCTTGGGGCGGTGATTCAGGAATCAGTTGGGCAGAAACCAAGGTTAAAAATTTGCAGTTAAGTGCAGACTTACCTGAATTTACCGAAGAAATAGAGAACGAATGGTTGGACTATTTGAAAGACAAAGGCGAAGTTATTGGTGAGGAGTTTGAATTAATTGATGAAAGCCCCGTTACTGATGACAACGAATACAAGTTCTTCAAAAGATTTGCTAACCCCGAAGATAAATCAAAGGATGATAAAGGGGTTTATTTAATTCGCTATCGTTATGCCCCAATGAGTGCAAGTGGTAATTCACGTCAGTTTTGCAAAGATATGGTTGCCAATGCCAAGTTAGGCGTGGTATACCGAAGGGAGGACATTGATACGATGGGCGATGATGGTGTTAACGGTCAATTTGCACCAAGTGGAAAATCAAATTATTCTATTTGGAAGTATAAAGGGGGTGTTAATTGCAAACATCAATGGTATCGCTTGACCTATATGCGTAAACGTGTAAGTGGTGGTAAATTTATCCCATTAACACCCGAAGAGAAAAGCCAAGCCATTAAAGATTTAGATAATTACAAAAGGGTAAGTAACCAAAGTGCGGATGCAGCTGGTGTACCTTTCAGTCCACCTGATTGGCAAACTGCATCAACCAAGACCATTGATTTACCGAACAAAGGAAGTTTAAAGAATAAATAGAAATGTACGCAAACGATAATGTACTTTTAATAACCAAAGACCACTTGTTTAAATACACCCAGTTGGGTGGCAATGTGGACATTGATAAAGTTACGCCATTTATAAAGATAGCCCAAGACATTCAAATCCAAGAGGTGTGTGGCACGGCTTTGTATCGGTCAATCTTAACCAAGGTGCAAGGGAACACCCTTGCTGGGAACTATTTGACTTTGGTGAATCAATACCTACAACCGATGCTCATTCACTATGCAATGGCTGACTTTTTGTTATTCCACGGCTATGAGATAAGCAACGCTGGTATTGTTCGGAATAATCCCGAAAATACGCAGTTACCTGATAGGGTTGAGATTGATATGATTGTGAAAAGACAAAGGGATATTGCAGAAACTTATCGCCAAAAGACGGTGAGTTATTTGAATTATTATCCTCAACTATTCCCTGAATTTACACAGGACCAACAAAGTGGAATGTACCCCGACCAAGATCCAAGTAATTACACAGGATGGAATCTATAAAAAAACCCTATAAACCCAAGCCCGACAAGGTGCAAAAGTTGGAGAAAGTGTACAAGGAAATCAAGGCTTCCAAGCCCGTGAAATCCTTTTTATTTGCCAAGGCAGTTGTGTTGATAGTATTGCTATCATCTTGCTCGGCTCAATGGCACTTAAAACAAGCCTGTAAAAAAGATGGGGCAATTTGTAAACCACAAGTTATAAAATTAGACACCATCATTTATACCGATTCGGTAGAGATTTATGAGACTTTTGAAACCGAAGTACACGATACTATTATCATTGATACGGGTAGCGTGAGGGTTGAAATTTATCGTGACCACGATGTTATTCGTACATACATAAAGCAACGCCCTGACACGATTAAAATCACTAAAACCGTAAATGTACCCCAAGTGATAATGAAGGAAAATGATTGGAATCCGTGGGTTATTCTGATAGCGTTAATTTCAATTTTATTATGGTTGATAAAAAAGTTTTAAAAGAAACCCCATCGAGGTCCTCACCTCCAAGTTCAAAGCGTGGATGCCTCTGCAAAAATACCTTAAAATATAGTGTGAAATGTTGTGACGGCACACTATGGGCGCAAGGAATTGGACCGATAACAAAAACACCTTAAATCGTTAATTAATTATGGCAGATCAAAAGATAAGTCAACTCACGGCAATAACCACGGTAGCCTCTACGGATGTGCTTCCCATTGTGGATGTGAGTGATGATACAACCAAGAAAATAAGTATTTCCCAAATAGCGGCTCAATCACCCGTTCAAAGTGTAAATGGTTCAACTGGTTCAGTTACCGTACAACCTACTTTGGTAAGTGGAAGCAATATCAAAACCATCAATAATGAATCACTTTTAGGAAGCGGAAATATAACCATTTCGGGAAGTGGTGGAGTTACTACCCTTGACGGGTTAAGTGGTGCGATAACATTGATTGAAGGTGCAAATGTAACCATCACCGATAACGGCACAAATCAAATCACGATAGCCGCTGCAAGTGGTGGTGTTACCGATGGTGACAAAGGTGATATAACAGTTTCTGCAAGTGGAGCGACTTGGACTATTGACAACGGTGTTGTAAGTAATGCTAAATTAGGCACAGGAATTGACGCTGCAAAGTTGGCTGACGGCACTGTAAGTAATGCGGAGTTTCAAACATTGAACGGTGTTACAAGTGCAATTCAAACCCAATTAGACGGCAAAGTTGACGAAAACGCTGCAATTACAGGAGCGACAAAAACTAAAATAACCTACGATGCAAAGGGTTTAGTAACTGCTGGGGATGACCTTGCGGCTACTGATTTACCAAGCGGAATCGATGCGGCTAAAATTGCAAACGGCACGATATCAAACACTGAGTTTCAATATCTTAACGGTGTAACTGATAATATTCAAACGCAGTTTGGAGGTAAGCAAGATTTATTGCAAAGCGGAACAAACATTAAAACCGTTAACTCTACAAGTTTATTAGGTTCAGGAAATCTTGCAGTTCAAGAAACTTTAGTTTCAGGCACAAACATAAAAACCATTAATTCTACATCTCTTTTAGGTAGTGGAAATATTAGTGTCGCACCTGCAACAGGAATTGATGCAACTGCTATTGGAAGTGGCACGGTTGACAACACTGAATTTGGTTATTTAAATGGCGTTACAAGTGCGGTGCAAACACAAGTAGATTCAAAGACCGCTAAACTAATCACTACCAACCGCCAAACGGCATCTTACACGCTTGTTTTATCTGATGCTGACAAGTTAGTTGAAATGAACGTAGGAAGTGCAAATAACTTGACTGTTCCTGCTTCGGTTTTTTCAGCAGGGCAACAAATTTTACTTGCACAATACGGAGCAGGTCAAACTACTATTGTTGCAGGTTCTGGTATGACTATCCGCAGTAATGGGGGCAAACTTAAACTAAATGTTCAATATAGCGGTGCGACTTTAATTTTTTTATCGTCAAGTGAAGCCTACCTTTTTGGTGACATCGTAAGTTAAAAAATATGATTTTAGCAACACACGGGATAGTTGGAAGTCAGATTGGTCAGTTTGATGTGTCTTATCAGGCAATATTAAATTATGCAACAACACAAGGCTATACAAAGCCGAGTGCTGCACAACAAATAAAACAAAATAAATTAGTTCTTGATTTAAAGGCTGCTGGTGTTTGGTCTAAACTTGACACTTTTGCAGTATTTGCAACAGATGGGAATAATAATTTTGCATTGATTGATTGGAAAAGGCTATCTCAATATACTGCTATTAATAGTCCTACATTTACAACAAATGAAGGATTTACAGGAAACGGAACAAGTAGTTATATTGATACAAATTTTATTCCATCTACTAATGGGGTTAATTTTACTTTAAATAATGCAAGTCGCATGGCTTGGGTTAGCGGTACATCAACAAATACTATCATTGACGGAAATGGCGGTCAAAATAATAGTTTTATGAACAAGAGCAATTCAAATTCTCAAAGATTTAATTCATCAAGTAATTTAAGTGCTATAGCTGATAATAGTCCTGACGGATATAGACTATATAATAGAACATCATCTACAAATACTGAATTATTTGTAGGAACAACACAATATTCAAGAACGCAAACATCATTATCACTTCCTACTCAATCACAACAAATACTTCAAAGTAGTGCCAATCGTTCAAGTTATAAAGTAGCATTTTATGGGATGGGTGCTTCATTAGTTTCTGAGAATACGAATTTTTATAACGCATTAAACACTTATTTAACATCACTATGATAATTGTACTACATCCAAATAATGAACAATATTCTGCTCTTAATGGGTACAAGAATAATTCAAGTGAATTACTATTTGTAAAAGACGGCTCTGATAGATGGATAGTTGGAACAGAAGTTTTAAACGATCCTACTTTTGAAGCAATACACAAGCAATTAAACGAACTTGAACGCATTGAATATACACCTTTCCCTGATGAAACTAACTGATACCAATGAAACTACCAATAACCTTTGACGAATTTAAGAGCGATCCAACCAAGGCAATAACATTCCTTATGTTGGTCGTTGTGAGTGTGCTATATTATCGTGCTGAACGCCAAAGCAAAGCCATCAATGACCGCTGCGAAAAGCGGTTGGAGTT